TAAAATTTTTGTGAACGATAAGAACGTGCTAATTCTTTTGATTGTGCGTCACCCGCTAATCTTAAAGCTTCTTCAACTTCATTTAATGGACTTCTTTCACCAGATGGTTTTCCAGTTTCATCTTTTCCTGGGTCATAAAGTTTTTGCCACCTTCCTTGTACCTGTACATTGTGGAAGAATACTTCTTTAAATGGTGATGAACCGTCTGTTGTCGGTACTATTCTAATTCTTTTTTCTCCTTGTTTTGTTCCTTTTGGTAACATAATAGAAAGGTATTGTTTCATTCTTTCTTCTGATGTCATTTGTGGTTTTGTGGAACCGCCACTTTGTTTGTTTTTCTCGTATTGAGCTAAAACCGCGTCTAAACTATTACTCATGATTTTTTTTTTAATAATTAATTAATTAATGTATAAATAAATATAAGAATATATTATGGGTATGTCAAATAAAGATGGGTGTAAGTTTACTATTCTTCTTCTTCTGGTTCTGAAAAGCTTTTTTTGATATCGTCTTTACTGTAGTTATCGACATCATCTTTTGTTAAAATGTATTGTTTTTTACCTGTCTTGTCAAACACTTCTTCTTTATCAACAAAAAAATCACTTAGGTTTTGAGTGTAGGGACCACTGTCATGTTTTTTTAATCCTAATTTTTCTTCTGGGGTACGTGGACGGTATTCTTCAATTTTGTTTTCTAAATTACCAATTTTTTGTACCATATCATCCATAGATGATAAGTGGGTTTCTAATTCTGATAATTTATTCATTAAGTCATCTAAACTTTCACTATTTTTAGAAAGTATGTCTTTTTGGTCGGATAGTTCTGTATTAACTTCATCTTGTTTTGTAACTAAGTCTGTAACATCTAATTCTTTAGTATCTCCACCCAATTCAGTATCTATATCAGTATCTAAATCTAAAGTATCTTCTTCATCTCCAACATCTTCTATTGCTGGTTCATCTTCAACCGGCACATCTAAATCCTCTACTTCCGCTTCTGGGTCTAAAGGTATATCAGCGTCTTCTTCTTGTTCACCCATTTCTTGACGTTTTTTAAACTTATTAAGTAAGTCTGAAGCTCCTTGTGATTTTTCAAATCCTGAACCACCACCAATAAGTTGTTCGTCTAGGTTACTAGAATTACGTCCGATTTCTTTAAATCTAGATAACTCTTTTAATAATTTTTTTTCTAATTCTTTAGCCATTTAATAATTGTTTTACTTCACCTGATGGTGACTCTACTTGTACTCTTCTATTTACTCTAATACTATTTTCAACTCTTTCAATTAGTCCATCCCTACTTCTAATAGTATAACAAACACCAGTATCTAAATCACAAACTTGTTGTCCATCTTGGTTTGCACCGTTTTCAACTACATTATCTGTTTTTTTGCCTAAAAAATTACCTAATTTTTGTTTTATACTTTCTGAAATCATATTTCTTTTTTTATATAAATATCCCCAAGATGATTATAAACCCACCTAAAAAGAAAAAGGTGGTATTATATTTCTAGGGTTTAGTATGTGTTCTACTATTTTGCCTTCTATTTGTACACCTCTACGTATTTCTAAATGTAGGTGTTGTCCTTTAGATTTTCCAGTATTACCTAATTTAGCTATTTTTCTACCCATGGATATTGTGCCTCCTAGTGTAGAAGGTTGAATTGGAACACTGTTTCTGTCTACTATTGATTCCGCCCCTTCATTGGCCGCAACTAAAATACCTTCTCGTAAGTAATAGTACGTAACTTTGTAGTAAGCTGTTTCATTTTCTGTTGGATTTTCCTGTAGTGTTTTTGTTATTTCAATATAATTACCTAACCCACAATTATCACTAGTATTACCTACCGTACATCCATCAAGAACTGCCGTAACAATACCATCTATAACTGGGTATATCGATAATCCTTCTTCACTAGACGCTAATTCAGTATATTCAGTTAGAGGAATGTAATCTAAACCTAAGTGTGGTTCTAGTGGGTTATCTTCTGAATACTCTACTTGTTGAGTGTCCATAGCGTAACCAAAAGTTACTGGGTCATTTAATGAAGTATATGTACTACCACTATCTATATACCCATCTTGGTTTGGTAGTAGTTTCATTTGTTGTTTTGTAGCTGTTAAATCATCATAGTAGTAGTTTGGTTTTCTCGTTTCTTTTAGATTTGTCTCCGCTTCTTTATATAAACTTTCATTAACACGTTGTACTAAATCATCTATTTTTGGTAGTTTTGGTATTGGTACTCTGATGCCCTCAAAACTAGTTTCAATAGTATTAGGTCTTATATCATGTTCAACATTAATAATTAAGTATGGCCCATTAAACATAGGTAAATATCTTAACTGAAAATATTGTGTTGGTTGTATTGTTACGTTACCCATACAGGTAATTTTTGCTGTATAAGACCTACTAGCGTATACATTATATAATGATGTTGAGGCCATTGTGGTAGCTCCCCCACCACCAGAATTTGCCATTTCTTGTAAAATTTTATAACTTTCAGCAGTGTTTTGGTATTGTGATTGGTCTAATGTTACCGATTCAAATATATTTTGATTTGCGATACCAAAGTCCACATTAAACCCCATTACTTTGTTGGATAGTTTTCTATCACCACATTCTTCTGCCAATAGTGGGTTATTTGCTGTGTTATTAACGTTAAATGTGTCGGTACTATATCCATTGTTAGAAGTTTTTACGTCTAATTGACTTGATGTTTTTCCAACGTATTGACATAGGAATGCTGGCCTAGAGTCTAAATAATCTACTGTAGTAAATGTACCAAACATTGCATTACCTTGTCTTTGTGAATTGTCCCCCTCCACATTAAAGAAGTTAATGTAGGATGGTAGTGGTATAAAATTAAAATAATTATTAGCTAAAATAATACTTAGGTAACTTGCTATACTTTGAGTTAGAGTTTTAGAACTAGCGTCGTCAAATGGGGAGTCTAGTTTTAGAACATCCCATATATTAACTATCGCTTCACTTCCAATATCTCTATTTGCCCTATCTAAAAATAAAAATCTTTCAAACAATGTTCCACCAGTTGCTGTTAGGTTAATTCCAGAAACCCACCTATCATTCATAGTTTTGAATCCATTATATAATTCTAATTTTAAGTCATCACCCTCCACATTAGCTCTAGGGTCAGCTTCTTTTAATTTACTTAGATTTTTTTCTTTCTTTATTTTTTTGTTTGTTTCTTTTAAAATAGCGTTAACATAATCTTCTTCTTTATTATTTAATGTTTCTAATTCTGTAACTAATAATTTAAAATACTCATGAGCGGGAAAAGTGTTTAATGCTGGGGTTTTTGAACAATAGGTACCATACATTCTAATTATTGGAGCAAAAGCTTGTATATTATTACTATTGAATGTTATTCCGTTACCATCAGGTCTTGCCGTAACAAAAAAGTTATAGAATGGATTACTAGTATCTGTTGTAGTAAGTATGTCTAATGGGTCATTACTAACATAGTGTTCACCCACATAAATTTGCATATCTATATGTTCTTGTGTTAATGGTGGAAATGTACCTGCGGGTGTTGTTGGGATTAGTATTGATGACTCTGCGTAGGTTCCAAAATTATAGTCAGCACTCTCACTATAAAGACCCATTAGGTTTTGTAGTACTGTAGACCCATTTACAATCATATCCAAATTATTTGTAGAATTATGTGAGTAATCTACATTTGTGTTTATTAAATTTTCTATTATATATGGGAATTTAAGTGCTTGTGCCGCTAGTAAATCTGACCCTGTTACCACATCAAATTCTAATGTGGCCTCATCTATATCCCTGTCGGTCACATAACTAATATCTTTTATAATACTTTTTAGTGTAGATGTAACCGCAGATGAAGTGGTTTTACTATCAGAAAATTTTAAAAACATTTTTTCAAACTCGTCAAGTTGTTCTGTGTTAAACACACCTCTTAAATCATCTATTGTGGAATAATTACCACCTTCTATAAGAGACCAAGGTATTGTCTGTTTATCTATCGATGGGTCGACTAATTTAATATATTGATTTGGTGAGGGTTTGTAAGAACTTTTGTGTTCAAAGTATCCCTTGGGTGATGAGTACCATAACATTCTGGCGGCTCCATTGTGTAATGAGTTTATGTTGTTTGGTAGAATTGCTGGGCTCATACTTCCGTCGTCAGCATAGGCCGGTGCTTCAGTCCATTTTATACCGCCCGTGCAAGGGTATAAAATAAAGTATCTTTTTGGTTTAATTTTATTACCGAATTTAATCCCTAAACTATCATCATTTATATTTTTTGAGTCTAGATATACATTGTAGTATTTTATTTTGGTTCCGTCGGTACTAGTGTAAGCTAAATTAGTATTATTTTCTATAGTTAAATTTAGGTCTACTAATGGAAGAGGTAGTGGATTAAACATTAAATTTAAAGACGAACCAACTACTGGTGGTGTATAACTAGTTATTGTGTCAGTTGTTATATATTGTATAGCTTCTATTAATGTTGGATACACCCCAACACTAACTGAGTTATTGGGGATATCTTCTGAGGTATAGTTATATGTTGTACCATCAGTACTACCCGTAAAAGTGAAGTTTGTGTTAATTGAGTTATTTACTGGGTCATATACCGTGGATGGGCTATTACCTAGATTATCCCAAACACTTGTTAATGGGTCTACTCCCGTTTTTACATTTTGTTTATATCTCCACCATATGGACCCTATTTTAAGAAGTAGTGTTAGTGGTACTTTATGTAAAGCTGGCATTTGATTAAATGAGATAGCTACATAACTCAACATGTCACCAAAATCATTAAATACCTTTTCTCTAAAATTTATTAATGGTAAAGAATTTAAGAATAAATAAGAACTTAATGTGTATGGATTTGTAGAACCAACTTGGTCTTTATTTACACCATCCAATAATGAATTAATAAAATAAGGTGTGTTTAACATAGACGTTAACTTTTTAGTTGTTAAATCTATTTCTTGATTTGCTATGGGAAGTGGGTTTACAACATTAATTGGTGTTAAAGAATTTTTAATACTTCCTTCCGTATAATTTAGAAAAAAGCCTGTATCTGTAAGAAAACCTTTCGTGTTGTAATATTCGTCTACAATTGAGCTGTCGGATATTGGTCCGCTTATTTCAGTATTAAACCAACTACCCCTATCAAACCTTGCTCTACATACGTCAGAGCCCGTTAAATACAGTATATTATCAATATCTTTTAAAACACCATCATCATTTATGTCATAATATAAATTTTTTAACCTATAAAAATCACCGGGACCAGAAATTAATTCACCACCAGCTAAATTTTTAGTTACCCACCCAGAATTTTGAACAGGGGGTAGGAAAGGTACCGTATCAAAAAATCCGGTAGTTTTAGAAACGTCTAAAACACTAGAATTTAATGAGAAATTTTTACTAACAATTTCAAATGGGTTATTTGGTCTTGTTTCAATTGTAAATGTTTTTTGGTTAAAGGGTGTTATTATACCAAAATTTTCATAGATACTAAAGTTGTATGGTGATGTTGATTTTAATTTTCTTTCTATATCTTCAAAACTTGTTATGGATGCTATAAATTCTTTTAGTTTTGGGTTTTCTTCTATTTGTTTATTTATGTTTTGTGCTTCATATCCCGCTAATTCCGTTAGTGATTCACCTATTAGTGGTAGTGATTGGGAGCTTTGGTATCTTGTCATTACGCTACCAAAAGTAATGACTGATTGTGCTCTATCTAATATTTCAAATAAAAACTCACTATTATCTTTAGTTGTGTAGGGTGCTGTTTTTGCTGGCCAGTCTCTAACATTTATTGGTGTAAATTGTTTTGAGATTCCTGTGTTAATAGTTGCAAATTTATAATCACTTATTCTATATACGGTACTTTTAACATATTCTTCTACAAAATCTACTTCTGGCCAAAATTTTTTGTTATTAGATTCATTTACGTCTATTACGTCAGTAGCTCCTGGATATTTTAATACCGCAGAAGTTATACCACAAGCTCCCTCCTCTTCAACAACATAGTATTGAGGCCAAGGGTAACAAATTTCATTATCTTTTGTATTATTTTTAGCTGTATCATTTGACTGATTAGCAACCGCTAACCTTTTTGGGTTGGTACTTTGTCTCATCGCATTTGTGTGGACATCATCTAATAACCTTAAAAACGTATCCGCACCAGCAACTATAATTGCGAATACATTTCTTATTGTAGGTACAAACCCTAAATAATTCTGTAGTCGTTCATTTAATTCAGCAGAAATTTCTTGTGACATTTCTTTAGCTTTGGTATCAAAACTTTTCTTTTGTAGGTTCCATCTACCATAAAAAGTTTGACTTGCTAGTCCTGTAATAAACCAAGGTTCTAGTTCTCTATTTTTACCCGTATCGTCTTGGTTAAGTTTTTCGGTATTCTCAACTTTAATTCCGTCGGGCCCATTTACCTTCATTCCTTTATAGAGTTGTCTTACATTAAAACCAAATCCATTACTCACTAGTTCACCAAAATAGTCATTTACTTTATATTTGCCATCTTCTACACCATCAACACCAAATGTATTGTTTTCACTTAATTTATTTAATTCTGGTAAAACTACTTGTGCTAAAGCTTCAAGTGCTTCTATTTCGGCTTGTTGTAACATTTCTGTTCGATTACCATTACCCGCCTTTACCTCTTCATTTATATTTCCTGTAGCTTTTAATGGGTAGGCTGTTGTCCAAACTTTTTTGGTTACACTATTACCTTCACCATTAACTTCTTTTATTAATATTTCTACATCCTCTCCAAGGTCAGTGGCTAGATACTCACTCATCCAATCCTTTTTAAATTTTTCTTTTAATTTGTCTAGGGTTTCTTCATACCTTAATTTATCCGTAGTTGTTGTTAAGTTTTTTTGCCCATATAATTTTCCTAAATCTTTATCTAATGTTTTTACTTTTTCTATTAATTCTACTATGGTGTATTCTGGAAAATCATTAGGTATTAATTTAGAGTCTTTATATATTTTATAGACATTTCTCATAATCTGTCTTCCTTTTGTTGATGTTACGTTTCCGTCACCATCTACTCTTGTGGGGTACATATAAGGTGCTGTAACACATTGATGCATGTTTATATCACGTAAAAGGGCAATGTGGTTACCTTTAAAATCACAAGTTATTAAATAGTCACCACTACTAGGGTCGAATCTTGATACAAATTTTTCCAGAGTTAACTGATACTGAACCGCTTTACCATAATACCCTTTAAGTGTTAGAAAAAATGTTGGGTACGGTAGGTGAAAAAATGCTGTGTATGGTGAGTTAGTTTTTGCTTGTTCAAATAATGTTTTACCCCTAACGTCCGTAAAGTTTATACTTACTTGTGGTATATAGGAAGAATTAACCTTAACACTTATAGATGTGATACCAAACCCACCAAAATCTTTATCATTATCAAAAACTCTAGATGGTTTAACACCGTTTTTATCACTTTTTTTACTTTTACCAAAATCTGGGTCTGTAAATCCTTCTGTCCAATCTGAATCTAAATTCTTTTTACCACCTGGTTTTAAAAAATTTAATTCACCATCAAATAAATCTACTTTTATTTCATCACCCGCAGCTGCACCAGCAATAATTTTACTTCTTGGATAAATTTTTGCTGTTAGGTTGGCGTACATTACTAAATCTTCGTGATTGACTAGTCTATCTACGATTTTACCATTGGAGCCCATAACTTTATTAGGGTCAACAACAACTAAATTGTTACCTACTGGGTTTGTAAAAACATCTCCGGAATTTAATTTATCTGCCATAGTAGAGGAAGTGTTGGTCTAATTTTGATTTATAGTCCTCTAGTGATTGCATTAATGGGAATGGTATTGTTATTATTGTACCATCTGGTATATTCCATTCTTGTCCACCAAATGTTGGGTTAGACTGCATAATTAACCAACCATAGTATGGTGAACCGTAGTATTGTTGTGAAAATTTATCTAATCTACTTTTACCAGTTTTATATACCACTTGTCTATCACTAGATTTTGGTGCTAGTTTTATGCCTGGTACCATTATATAATCACCATTAACAATAAACTCATTATATCTATTATAGTAACTCATAATTTTTAACTAATATGTAATTGTCTTTCCAATTTAAAATTAAATTTATTATCTGGTACACCCCCTTGTCTCTGACGTAAATTATCCCTAACTAGGTTTTGTGCTGTTGTTCCAGTTGTTATACCAAACTCAACATTAAAGTCACTAGTATAATTACTTAATTGCCCATCTAGTACTTCATAACCAGCAACGATACCATTAGTTATTCTAGAATTAAAAAACCTAAGGTCATAGCCAATCCAACCCCTAATTATATCATTTAACAATGGTTCAAACCCTCTTTTAGTTTTTACTTTTATGCCTTTAAACCCACTTTCGTCTATTTTCAATAAATTATCATAGAGTTGGCTATCTCTAAATCTTATTAATTTTTTTAATTCGTTCTCATAATTGCCATCAAAAGTAAATAATAAACTCTTATTTGTGTAGATATGATTGGAAAAGAAAATATATTCGTTACCTGATGGGTAATCTCTATTAAATGTTGGATTAACGTATTCACTAATATAATTACCTATACTTGCACTATCTGCTGTGTATGCTTGTATTAGTGTGGTGGTTGATGATGTTAATTGTTGTGCCACAACTATCCCACCAAAAGTGTTTTGAAAATACCCATCGTAATTATTTACTGTTATAAAATTTAGTTTGTCTGCTGTTGTACTTAAATTATTTTGTAACTTTCTTAAACTATTAACTACGGATATTAAATTATTGTTTATATATTCAAATTGATTTTCTAATACTTTATTTAACAACTCTTTTATATATAGTTTTTCATTATCTGTTGGTGATAAGGTGTTAAAGTTTGTTTGTATTGTTGTTGTTTCACTACTAATAGCTATTTTTAATGTTGTGTAGTAGGTTGATACCCTGTCTAGTAAGTCTTTTGGTATACCCACTAAGTTTGTTACCCCACCACCAATACTATTGTTACCACCTAACATACCTTCGTGATAATTTCTAGAATACATTAATTCTTCTACTAAACCCATACTATTGTATAAAAATAAATTTTGTATTCTATTCTTAACATCTAGTCCATAGGCTTTACTACTACCAACAAAGGTATTTAAAGTAGTTTTATAATTAGTTGTCCCTGTCATTTTTTAATTTTTTATGAAAACCAATCATTTATTTTATCAGTCGCTTTATTTGTAATCCAATCATAACTATTAAACTCTTCTGGTTCGTCACCAGTATTAACTAAACTATTAGGGTTATACATTTCTGTATTAGCAAAATAATTGTTAGATAAAGCATTTTGTAATTGTGAGATTGGTGATTTAAGTCCTTGACCTCCGATATATTTAAAGTTGAGTGAGACCGTTGCTATCATAGGTTGTACACCTATCCCTTCTGGATTTAAATCTAATATTAATGGGTCATAACTAAAACTAACAGAATCTATAGCTATTTTTGTGTGGTAAAAATCACCTACTCTAAGAACACATATTGGTGGTGCACCAAAAGCCGTATTTTCAGCGTCTAAGTTTTCTAACCCTCCCTCTGTTTGTGTTGGGATGGTTTTTCCTGGTCTAGTACATTGTAATAGAAAAGATAGTCTATTATTTAAACCTTCTGGTGTTGTAGAATGGAATGATGGATGAAAGTATTGTAATTTTCTTTTTAAAGAACTATATAAAAATTCATCAGTAGTTTCTAAATGTTTAAAATAATTTTCTTCACCCAACAACTTACTTAAAATTTTAGTTTTTAATTTAGCCTGATTTTCTTCCTGATTTGTGGTATTGTTTTTAAGTGTGTTTTTAAATTCTTCTGTTACACCCCCACCTCCTTCGGCTACAGTTTCTGTCCAAGTATCCCAGAATGTTTTTGGGTCACTTGAGTTTTCATCTGTAGGTTCCACAGCATTGTCAGGACCTGGGTCTGTATTTGGTGGTGTTGGGTTGGTTTCATTACTATTTAAAACTTGGTTTATTTCGTCTGGTGTTAAAAATTCATATTTTTCAGCTAATTCATAAACATCATAGTTTTTACATCCAGCAAAAAAAGCTTCTAAAGCTGCATCCGCAACACCGTCTGGTGTTTTAGCTAGTTCTTTTTGTACTATAGCGTTTAATATAGATGGGTGGTCAACTACAATTTTAAAACCTAATGTCCCAATTCTTTCAGTATAATTATAAGCGTAAACTGGTTCTGGTCTACCTAAAAAGTTAATTGAATTCCATTGTGCTGAGTTTGTATCACCAATACTTATGTCGTATGGTGGAAACCACATAATCCTTCCACCATTTGGCCCTTTCTCTGCCTTTGGCAGGTTTAGTAACTCTTCACTCCCCCTCCAAGCTAAATTTTCAATAGAAAACATATATTTTTTAACATTTTTTTCTTTTGCTTCCGTATCTACATTTATACCCATATTAGGAGCTATGTTTAAATTAAATGTATCATTTAACACAGAACTTTCTTTACCTAGTTGGTTACCTTTAAACCTAACCATATTATTAAATTTATAATATGGGTTATCTTTGGTCCAGGTACGACAAAATTCTCTTTCTTGTAATGAACCAAAAATACCTTCGTCTACAAATTTAACCCCAGAACCTTTAGATATATTTTTGTACCCATCATTAAATATTTTAGATGTTTGGTCTATTGCATGTCCAGCGTGTTTTCTTCTTGCACCACCCATTAATGGTGCGGAATCTATAAGTTTTTGTGTTTCGTCTAATAAACCACCTTTTCTTTTGGGTTTTTCTGATGATTTTGTAGTTAACATTTGTGGTGGTGCATTTAAAGACGCAAAAGATTTGTTACCAAACCAAGTCCACCCAGCTGATAAACCACCACCATCCATATAAGTCTTACCCATAAGACCAAAAGTTTGGAATAACCAAGTAGCTCTTCCATTTACTGTTTCTAATTCTTTTGCCAGTGTTGATGGTCCATATACCAAAGCTCCAGTACTTCTACCAAATTCGTCTTGTGGTACAGCGTCTAATGGACTTTGTATTTTTCCTGGTTCTGATTCTTTAGAGCCAACATAATAGAATGGCACTACCTTTTCTATATTACTAGGTAATGGTACTTTACTATAATCTGGTCTGTAAATATTATATTTTAAAGCTTGGAATAGTGATGATTGTTGTTCTTCACCAGCATACTGTAAAAATATATCACTAGGAATTGGCATATTAGTCGGGCTAGTTGGTATACCTAGTCCGTTTGAAAATATTGAGTTTTGTATGGCGTTTGCAGTTGCTGTTATGTTTGGAGCCAACCCACCTACATAATTAATCTGATTTAATTGTAAAGCATTTATATCTGGTACAAATGTTGTTTGGAAATAGTTTCCTGGAATGCTAGAGTAACCATAGTATAGATTGGTTATTCTGGACATGAAGTCCGTACCCTCTAGTATTTTATCTCCTGGTGTTCTACTAATGTTAGAGTCAGATGACCCATCCACACTAATATCAAAATCGTACTGGGATTGTATACTCCCTAGGTTTCTACGTAAATGACCAGCTGATACTTCAGTTAACTTACTATCATTTAAAATTTTATTGTTTAATGTATTAACGAGCCCATTAGTTATGTTTACCGTTTCTAGTATTTCAGCTGGTGTATAGTTAGATGATACAAATGACTGAGGTGTAACAGTATTTGGTGCGACATATCCTTGTCCTGTTCTAGGTAGTACTTTATCAACATCAATTAATTGTACATCCCTATAACCACCCATTGGACCATATTTATTATCTAAAAATAAATTGGTTTGTGGTTTTGTCCCACCTTCAGATACTGTATCTTGGTCTATTACAAATTTATCAGATAAGTAACTATAGTTTGTGGTTCCTGGTTTTTGTATTCCAAAAGATGGTGTTGTTGGGTTTGAGTCCGCCATATAAGAACTTTGCAAATTTTTTCCCAACAAAAACTTCCTTAAAATTTCTGTACTAGCAATAGATATTTTATAATTGCCTAATCCATAAGGATTTTGTGAACTAGAATTGTTTGGTGTTGCCATTTTCTTTTTTAATAAATAGAATACTACTTCTTTTTATGCTGTTGCGTTGGATAGCATCATGCTTAGGTTTTGTAAGTCACCTGAACTTAATTGTGAAAGTAATCTTTTAACGTTTACTGTCGCGTTTTCTCCCTCACCTTTAACAGTTAACGTACCTGTAAGTTCTATTGGCCCGGTTTGTCCTTGTACTCTAGGGGTGGTGCTCATATTATTACTAACATTATTGATTTTATTGGTTATATCACCCCCTTGTCCACCATCTAACTCTGTACCACCTAATATAAGGTCACCCTCATTAAATTTTACTGGTGCCTGACCTGGTCTTAAAATAAAGTCATCAACTACTTTTGGGTTTTGGTCTGGTGTAATTATTCCCATTCTTTCTAAACCATCTAATATAGCTGTAGTTGATTTATCCGTCATACCTGTGGGTGTGTTCGCTGGGTCTGAAAAATTCTTCAAAAAACCAGCCATATCCCCTTTACCTATTAAATTTAATTGTTCAGTTGTCAATAATTCCATACTTTCCCCAAGTTGTTGTGATAAACTGGCCGCCAACATCCCCTCAGTATCACCACCACCTTCCCTAACCATCTTTCTTATTCCTGTATCAATTGTCGCTAAATATTGATTTGCTTTTTCTGCGACTGTAAGTTGTTGTGCGTAAATATCACTGTCTGACATACCAACTACTTTTAGTTCATCTATCTGTTCAGAAGTTAGTGAATCTATGTCCACCATTTTATCTAAACTAGGTATTTTAACTTGCATTTCACCACCTTCACCCATCGCAGCCATACCAGCTATAAGTTCTTTATCTTCTTCTGTTACATTGTTTAAAAATTCCATTTCAGAAAAAGCCTCTGCTCTTCTTGCTGATTTAACAGCTGTATCAGCTAAGTCTTGGTACGACATACCCATAGCTTCCGCCATATCTTTTAACTGTCGTCTTTGTTCAGGTGATATTACAAATTTACCTTTGTCTTCATCAAAAGTTACTGCAGCGGCGGCAGTATCTATTATAGCTTCCTGTAGACCTTCTAGGTCATTAGTAGCCATATACATTAGTTTAAATGGGTCTTGTAAATCACCGACAGCTCCACCTATTACTTGCATTTGTGCTGCAAAATCAATCGCACCTTCTGGGTCAAAGAATTTGTCGGCTAATGAAGTTACCGTACTCATTTCTAATCCTAGTGCCTGACCCCTAGCTACCATTCTAGCTAAACCTTCAACACCACGTTCAAATCCATAGGTATTAACTAACTTAAGTTGGGATGTTACGTTTCCTAGGAATTTTTCCATCACCACACCGAATTGTTGTCCGGTTTGGATGATTTCACTCATAGCGTTATTTGATTTATCCACACCACCAATCGCTTTATCTAAACTAAAACCTATATCGTCAAATCCTTTAGCAAAATCTGAAGCGTCAAAACCTTCTAGTGTTTTGGTTAATAATGTTGCTCTTTCTGTTACTTCAGGTGAAATTCTTAATTTTCTACCAACCTCTAGTGTTATCTCTTTAAATGTAGTGAATAAATCATTTACTGTTAATGCAAATCTTGAAGCTGATTCACCAGCTTCATTTAACTCATTAATAGTGTCAAATAACTGTTCGTTAGACATTCCAATACTTTTAGAGATGTCTACCCTTAAAGTATCTTCTAAAGCTAACATATCTAATATAACACCCATGTTATCTTGTATAGTGGTGGTACTTGAACCTATGGATGTAATTGCTGTTTGGAATTTTTCTAGGTCTGAAAAACTAAGTGCGTCTTTTGGTGTTCTGGTTTGTGCCAGTTCTTCTGGTATTTTACCAAAACCTGTCGCTGAAGGTCCACTATTGTTGGGAGGTGAGTACCCCACATTTTTCCACACACCATCATTGGTATATATTTGGTTTACTCCACCACTTACTCTTTCCTCACCTACGTTTGGCATAATATTAAACTATTTCTATATAAATAGTTAATTATATGTTTTTACTTTTGTTTTTTGCTTGTTCGATAGCTTGATTTTTCTTTTCAAATTCTTCTACTAGTTTACCAATGTAGAATCTTCTTTCAAATGTAGGCATTTGTAGTAAGTCAGTATATGGTATATGTAGGTGTCTCATTAAGAAGTAAAACTCTGACAACAGGGCATTCCTATAGCCCGTAGAAAGGACGAAAAAACTCAACACCCAATGAAACTGATACTTTCATTTCTTCTCCTGATGGTGTGGTTGTCGTAACATTTAAATCCAATGCTGGGGTATTATTTTTGACCATTTTCCTAACGTCTTGAGCGTCTTTAATAGGCATGGTTTGTATAAACTGTGCAATTGTCATTCGGTCTCTTGTACCATCTACTTCAACTAACATTTTTTCTAATTGTTTTGTCATAAATGGATTTACTGGGTCATTTTTATGAGACTCGTCAATTTTTCTTAGGTCTTCTTGGTCAATAGGTGTTAAAAACTTTAGTTTTGATTTCTTTTTAGATTTTTCTAAGTAGAACTCAAATTCGTTTTTATCATCCAATTCTATTGTAACATCTTTTGTTTTTAAAATAGATAAGTCCAAGGTGGTCTCAAATTCAATCCCTGTTTTTGGGTCTTTTAATTTAACTGAGTAATCAGACCCAAAAGCTGTGTTACGTAAAAAAACCAAAATAGCTTGTTTATCACATTCTGGCATATCACTAATTTGGATATCCTTATCTAAAACTTTTTTAAGTATTAGTTGATTTACTAAATCTCCACTACCCTGAAGTGATTGTGAAGCTAATAGATTTTCGTCTGAGGCATTAAGGTAGGTTACTTTTACAGATTTTTTCTTATTTTTATAGAATATACCCTCTGAAGGTAGTGTTACTACGTCATACGGTAAAATTGTTTCTGTATCTGGCCTTAAATTATTTTCTAGCATAAATTATATATTTTATATAGCTTAATTATATAGCTTTTATTTTATTAGTAAATATTGCTATATTATTTTATATATAAAGCTTGAGTATTTCTAATTATAAAGTCAAGTGTTTAAGCAAAAAAAAAGCCCCTTAGGACTTTTTAATTTTATTTAAATTATTATTAGTAAACTAATATACACCTGTCTGGTCTTAAAGTAGCAGATATTGTAGCTAAACCATCATCACTATACCCTAAACTATCGAAGTTTACATCAGTTAAGAAACATCCTTGCATTATCCATTTTTCCACAACAACACCTGTTGGGTCTAACATCTCCAAGTCAATATTTTTCTTGTATCCAGCAGCATAACCCATTCTTCCTGTTACCGACTCTGCATGTAATCTAACCCACTCCATTAATGCTTGTGAAGCAGATGGTCCAATTGGGTCTCTAAATGTTACATTTATTGTATTCCACACAAATCTACCAGCTACATAAGTAGATGTGTTAAGAAAAGGTACCTCCACAGAGTTAATTGTTACTTGTGGTCTTGAAGTGCTCTCTACATACCATTCATTGATTCCTAAAGAAGAATCGAACCTTAGAATAAATCTATTCTTTTTCTTTGGTTCGTAAGGTATCGGCATTTTCATTAATAAGTCAGCCATATCTTTTAATTTTAATTTTTACTTTTTTATTATACCTATAAATATAACGGTAATGAAAAAAATGTTCTAATTTACTTGTTTTAGTATTATTTTGTTCATTCCTCCTTCTGAAGTGTCGTATACTACAAACTCAACATCAGGAAATTCTATTTGTAATACCTCTTTTATAAAGGGTATTATAGCGTTTATATTACCTAAATCATCATCACTAAATCCAACAGAAAGTTTATTATATTTTGTACTAACCATTTCAGAAGTCTTGTCTACTATTTTAGTTACATAATCTCTTAATGCTATTTTTTTATTTTCTTCCGGATTAGCCGCTGAACCCCTCTCAAGACCAAACTTATCAGTAAATTCATTTGAGGTCACTGGGTGGTACTCTTGTGAGTCTAGATAGGTCTTTAGTGTTAGTTCTGGATTGGTCCCATCTAATTCTGGTATCTGTTGTTGTATGTTATCTACCATGTCAGATAATTCATTTTCAGTGAAAGTATAAGAAATTACTAAATCCATACCTTTTCTTAGTGTTTCGGGTTTGTGTCCTCTAGCTGTAATTATTGATATTGGATTACCATAAATTAAAGCTTCTTTAAACTTATCAAATGAGGGAGCGTAAGAACTATCCTTTAAAGCTTTTTCTAAATCAACAATAAAACTGTCGTCATTTATAAAGTTATTAAAAGCACCATCATCTAACTTGTACTGGTTATTGTCTCGTATAGTAGCAAATTCATCTGTACCAACATCAAACTTTTCCCAATTATCTCCATTATTTTTTAACATTTTTATTGTGGTGGGCATATTAATTATGTTATCATCCCAATCAAAAGAGTATGCCCTTAAGTTAGTTGGGTCTGTTTTTTGTTCAGTTAAAACTTTATTAATCACCAATAACTGTTTTTCCGTTAATATAATATTTTTTCCCATATAATATAAATACAAATTAATTTTGTTTATTCACTAATTTTATTTATCTTTGTATTATGAAAAACATTATAAGCCTTTTATTAATTATATCTTTAGTTTCTTGTGATAAAGAACCTCTCTATATTCCTTGTACTGAAACATACCCAACAACACAAAACCCAGGAAGTTACACTGGGGAAAACCTTATAGACGGTTGTTGGTTACTTGAGGATGGGGAAATGTATATGGAAAATTTAGAAACTAATGAATTAATTAAGTTACCCCATTTTAATAATGGTGACACTAGTAGTTTACGTTATGGGGGTAGTATATATGACTTTGAAAACTTAGTAAAGAATTATACTAGTTGGTGTTTTTACTTACCTAGTAATGTTCCTGGTATGGGTGATTTTGTGTTAAATAATGACACTTTATTACCATACGGACTTTCAGTAACTAATAACAATTTAACAGTAACAGAACCTTTGGTTGGTTCTTATTTACTACTAGGTGGGTCAGGAAGGCCTGTACTATACAATATATTAGACCTGGAAAATAAAATTATTGTTATTCATATACAAGAAACTTACAAAAATATAAATGGGTATAACTACAAATACCACTCTAAACTTAAATTTAAAAAATACTAAAATGAAAAAATTAATACTACTACTAATACTATTACCAACACTAGCTTATTCACAAACTATAAACTTAAAAGATACAACCATGAATCTACTTGTATCTATTTCTAACTATGATGGTTATTTTATGTCCGAATATAACAAAAATGTAAAATTTAAAAGTTTTTCAAATACTAAAAATAAAGTCTATATAGATACTTTAAATTACAGTATTTTAGTTGAGCGTAGTTCTAAAAAAAATGAAGACTATATAAAATGGGAATTATCTATAGTTAAAATTAAGTCTCTTAAGGGATATGGTTGTACGTATAACTTTATTGACCACTATAGTGGAACTGAAGGATTTTTGTATGTACAAGAATCAGGTATTATTATTTTTGTAAATGAAAGTAATTTAGAAGAAGGTAATTACGTTGGGTTTATGGGTTTTTACTAAAATACTATTCTTTTGTATCCATATCCTCCTCCAAATCTTCTATCGCTGGATGTTCCATCTCATCAACCTCATCAGTTTCCTCAACCTCATCAGTTTCCTCAACCTCATCAGTTTCCAAAAGGTCTTTATATTTTTCTGTTGGGGTACCCATTAAACCAAAGTTTTGTCCATTACCATTGCCTATAGCTGAAGAAGCAAAACCTATATTTTCTTTTAAATCTTCTTCTTTAAGTAAATTTAACCCCATTATTTCACGGGCTCTATTTAATTCGTTTAATATACTTTTATCCATATTAAATCTTTTTTATTGGACTAATAATTGCTTTCATTTTTTTAATATCTTCTTGGATTAGTCTTTCTTTTTCTTCTTGTGATTCTTCTATGTTTTTTGAATCGTGTATATGGTCATAGTGCATATCATCTTCTAAATCATCTATATGGCCTTCACTACCACCATCATGTTTTAAATCATAAAGTTCTTTATCGTCATGGCCTTCATCCTTACCATAATTCATAGCTTCATCATGACCAGAATCTTCCTTAACTTCTTTAGTTTTAGCCTCTTTAGATGCTTTTTTCATGGATTCTTTTTTATCACCATCACCATCAAGGTCTAAAAAATCAGGTTTTGCCCCTTCGTCCATTTCTTTTTTATCTTTAGATGCTTTTTTCATAGACTCTTTTTTATCACCGTCACCATCAAGGTCTAAAAAGTCAGGTTTAGCGTCTTCTTCTAAATTTATTTCTTGCCATTGTTCTTCTACAACACTTAAGACTCTTTCTAGTTGTTCCTCACTAATAATAACGTTTTGTTTTTTACCACTAGTAAAAGTTTTACCACCGTTAGAAACCTTATTTAATGTCTCGGCTAATAATTTTTTTGTAAATTTCATATCACTTTTTTATTATAAATATTATATATCTTCAAAAGAAGCCCCTGTAGGAGTTATTAGGAATTCAACAAATATGTATTCTAAAGCTCTTGTAGGCTTAATATAGATTTTACCATTCATTTCATTTCTATCTATTTCTTCTGGGTCATTAGAAAGAACCACTCTAAAGTCTGTTAAACCTCTATCTCTTCTAATAGAATCTAGAATTGGGTTTACTAAGTCTAAGAATTGTTGTCTAACCACATCGTCATTCTGTTCGAATATTAATCTAACCGCGACAGCTGAAATTAATTTTCTAGTTTGTAATAACAATCTTCTTACATTAATTCTATCTAAAGCAGATTCTCTAACTTGTAAAGTTTTATTACCCCAAATAATTGGTCCCGTATCACTAAACGTAGCGATTGGGTTAAGTCTACCCACATATAGAGTATCTCTTTCATCCAAAGTAAGTTTCTTTCTTGCTTTCACCGCATTTACTAAACCTCTAGTGTAACCTGCCGATGCAAACCAAGGGAAAGATGTGTTGTCTGTTAAAGCTATATTTCTCATTACCTCTGCTGTTGGTGGTATGTATAGTTGTTTGTTATTTGCTGCGTCTCTTATTTGAACCCAAGGGTAGTATGTTGCTGTATAGTTTGAGTCTATTAAAGAATCTTCTATATTGTCTACCGCTTCATCAGGTGTTATTTGATTTGCAGAATCTGAAGCTGTTGTTACAAACATGTTGTAATCTGGTGTTGTAGTTATGTATAATGAATCAGCTCTATCTGTTTCAACCATGTCAATAGCTTCATTAACTAAACCTAAATTATCAACATAATCAATACCAGGTGTCGCAAATACATTTATATCTACAGATTCTGGGTTATCAAATTTAGATATCCCTCTTAAGTATGCGAAATAATCGGTATTAGCTTCAGTTGTATTTAATTTTTTAAATGACCCATCACCAGTTGCTGTTGGGAATTCTGAACTTGTACACGACCCGTTTAAGAAACCTGTTAGACCCATTCTATAGTCATCTGTATTTGACCTTGTTTTTCTATAGATGTCCCAACCATCAAACCCTCCGTGTGGTGCTATCGTAAATTTACGTGACCTTAATGATTTGTATGGTTCAGTACTTAAAGTAGGTTCGTGGTTAAATTGTCCAACACCACAATCAAATATAGATAAACCATTTAATGTTGTAGACGACCAAGTTAGGTAAGTTCCAACACCACCAACCACTACTGTAGCTCCAGAATCCATATGGAATCCTTGTGTAAGTACCTCCCACTGTGAACCGGCAACTCCAGTACAAATATTTGTTGGTGGGATATATCCTTTAAAATCAAAGAAGTCTGCGTCGTACCCAGCTCCACTACTATTTGAAACACCTAAGTAAACTTTACTAACTTTATCACCACCACTTCTTATAACGTTATTACCCGTACCAGAACCGTAAGGTGGGTCAAAAATAGTTTCACCTGGGTTAAAATATTTTGTTTTATATATAATTTTTGGGTTTACACCACAAGTTCCGTACCTTCTGAATCTATACCCCTCAAAACCAGCTGGTAATGAACCTACGTAAGTTCCATCCAATAAAGCTTCTGTAGGGTATAACATAGTATACTTAGACCTTAATTCAAATTCACCTGTAGAAGTACCTATTTTTCTACCCACAAAAGATACTTTAGTTGGGTCTAGACTACATCTAGTGAATTTTTCTAACACTACTGGGTTTGCGTCGGTATCATAAAAATCTCTAACAATAACATCAAATTCAGCTCTTTCAAATGAAAGGTTTACTATTGATATCTTATATTCTCTATTTGCGTTTGTTCCATCAGATATGGAAACAAATTTAAATAATCTAAATACATCACTACCTTGTAATTCCGAGACTATATATGGTGTCTCCGGTGTTTGCCACTCATTCATGTACCAAGCAATGGTGTTTGTATTTATTGTTTCTCTAGCAGCTGGTAAGTATTGTAGACAACATTGTAATCCTCTAACTTTACCTAACTTGTAACCTATATTCAATAGTGTTGGGTACGCCTCCTCAACAAAAACAGGTACGTCAACTTGTTTTTTATCAAAAGGACTTCTACCAAACACTCTAGGTGCGTAGTTTTGAGCTGTATTAGACATAGAAGTTTCGAAAGTGTAAATATTACCATCGTCAGTTTTTGCACTAATACCAAAAGTAGCGAATGGGTCTTCTAACACACTTTCATAACTGCCACTACAATCGAATTCTACATTTCCACTTGTATTAGCACTTATTGCGTATATTGGACCACCAGTACCTAATGAACTTAAACCTCTAGACCTTAGAGTTAGTACATCCATACCATCCCATTCAGTGTTAGCTGTTACTCCTTGGTAATTTATAATGTCGAATACAGCATATCCAGATAAAACAACAATTGTACCACCAGTACTATCAAAAGTTGTACCAGTTGCTTGTGTTAAATCTAAAGTGCTATTTTGTGTGTCAGCACTCGCGTATAGTTGGTATGATACTCCACTATATGTGGTACCTGTACAACATGCAGTACTTCCAGTATATTCAAATAATCCATAATACCATGGGTCATTTTCATAAGAAGTTAAATCAGAACAATTTGTTCCTAATATATTACCAACACTAAATGTTGCTGCTGATACTGACGTAGATGCGTTATAGGAGAATGCCGATAAAGCAGATGTAGTAACACCAGTTGCGGTTTCAGTAAAGTATTGTGGTACACAACCATATTGGTATATTGTACCATTTAATGTTACTGGTATACATGGAGATTGGCCGTAAGTACATCCAGCCGTATCACCTGAAGATAATAGTGGGTTAAATGAAGTATCACTACTAAGTGTCATGGCAGCTGACGCCCAATCTATAAATGATTGATTAAATGATGAAATTGTTGAGCCGTCATTTAATGTGATTGTTTGTCCTGTAGCAGACCAGTCACCAAAATCAATACCGGTTAATTCTGATGGTAAAGTTGTCCAAAATGGTGATGACATTGATGCGTCACTAAACGCGTCAAGACCAACCGTGGTACCAGAGTAGTAACTATCACCCGTAAGTGGTATATAGAAAGGTAAAACTGTGTTAGAACCCGCCGTTGTACCAGAAGTTACCGCGGAATAAGAATGTTCAAGACC